TTCTCTGCTCGCATGATGAAGGAGATGCTGCCGCCCAACGGTCCGGTGAAGACTAAAATCGTCGGCCCGGTGGACGAGGAGAAGCAATCGAAGGCTCGGCGTAAAGCTGATTACATGAATTGGCAGCTGACCGAGCAGATCCCAGAATTCCGCGGCGAACTTGAGCAGCTCAGCACGCAGTTGCCGCTTGGTGGCTCGCAGTATCTGAAGTGGGTGTGGGACAAACGCCGTCAACGCCCCGTGCCGGAGTTCATTCCGGTCGATGACGTGTATCTGCCGTTCGCCGCGACGAATTTTTACTCGGCTGAGCGCAAGACGCACGTTCAGTACATTACCAAGTTCGAGTACAACCGCCGCGTCGAGGCGGGTATGTACCGCGACGTCGACCTCGGTGCACCCGGCGAGAATGATTTTTCGAAGGCGTCGGTGGCTAACGACAAGATCGAAGGCCGCAGCGAGATGAATTACAACGAAGATGGGTTGCGCACCATCTTTGAAGTGTACACGTATCTCGACATGGGCGAGGGGATGGCACCATACATCCTCACGATCGACAAGACGACTGGCAAAGGGCTCGCGCTCTATCGGAACTGGGAAGCGGACGACGCCAATAAAAACGAGCTTGAATTGATCGTAGAGTTCCCGTTCATTCCGTGGCGTGGCGCGTATGCGATCGGTCTCACGCACATGATCGGTGGACTCTCGGGCGCAGCCACTGGCGCACTGCGAGCGTTGCTTGATTCTGCGCACATTCAAAATATTCCGACGATGCTCAAGTTGAAGGGTGGCCCAAACGGTCAGACCCTGAACTTGATGCCGACCGAGGTGGTCGAGATCGAAGGTGGCGTAAACGTCGATGACGTGCGCAAGATTGCGATGCCGATCCCGTTCAATCAGCCCTCGCCTGTTCTCTTCCAGCTCCTCGGATTCCTCGTCGAGGCTGGTCGAGGTGTGGTGCAGACGACTTTCGAGAAGCTCTCGGATCAAAATCCGAATCAGCCAGTCGGTACGACGGTCGCGCTCATCGAGCAAGGCCTCGTCGTGTTTTCCTCGATCCATGCGCGACTGCATAATTCGATGTCACGTACGCTCAAGATTCTGCATCGCTTGAATTCGGCATATCTCACCGAGGACTTGATTGCACAGTCGGGCGACATGGAAGTGATGCCGTCGGATTTCGATGGCCCGATGGATGTCGTGCCGGTCTCGGATCCGAACATTTTCAGCGAGACGCAACGTTTTGCGCAGGTACAGGCACTCATGGCGCGTTCAGCGCAGATGCCGCAAATGTACAACATGCGCAAGATCGAGGAGATGTTTCTCCAGGCGTTGAAGATTCCGGACGATGTACTTCTGCCGAAGCCCGGTGAAGATGATCGTGATCCGGCGTCTGAGAACGTTGCGGCATCGATGAATCAGCCGATTTATGTGCTGCCGAAGCAAGATCACCTTGCGCATTTGCGAGTGCATCTCGCATTCTTGCAAAGCCCTCTTTTTGGCATGAACCCCGCGGTCGCGCCTTTTTTCACGCCCGCGATCGTTGGTCATTTACGCGACCACTTGCTCAATTATTATCTTGTCCAGTCACATAGTGCAATTCGCACGATGACGGAAGAAGGTACGTTGATGCCTGAAGCCGAGCAAGAGGCCGGTGTGATTGCGCAAGCACAGAAGCTCATTGAGCAGCAGCTTGGGTTCATGCCGCAGATCATGGCACAGACGAAGCAAATGGCCGAACAGTTCATGCAGCCGCAGATGCCGCCTGACAATTCGATGGCGATCGCGCAGCTCCGTGCACAGGTTGATCAGATGGCGCTTCAAATGCGGGCGCAGACTGATCAGGCGAGGCTCCAACTCGAGCAGCAGAAAGTACAGGCGCAAGCGCAGACCGACCAGAACCGTCTGCAGTTGGAAGTGGCGAAGATGCAGACTGATCAAGCCGCAGTATCGCAGAAGGCGGCAGTCGACGCGGCCAAGATGCAGCAGGATATGGACATCGTTCAGATCCGTGAGTCGAATGCGAATGCTCGCAACACCGAGAGCGTCGAGTCTCGCGTATTCATGAACACGTCTGATAACGAGACCGCGAAGCAGCTCGCGGCAGCTGAGATAGCGTCCGGCGAGAAGGTAAGTGTCTCGACCGGTACTGGAATCAACCCGCAACCGTAAGGAGCAAACTATGGCTAGTGAAAAGGAAATGGTGCCGATGCACAAGCGGATCGCAATGGGCGAAAAGCTTGATGGTCAGTCGCTCGCACCGAAAGGTGGTAACGCCCCCGCGCCGAAGAAAGAGCCGCCCAAAAAGCGCTCATGATCGAGCAAAAGTTGCTCGTGCGTCTGAAAGAGGCGCAGCGCGAATACGCATTTGGAGCCCTGCAGCGACCCAGCCAGAAAGACTCGTTTGAATACGGTCACGCGGTTGGTGTAATCGCAGGGTATGAGATGTCGATTAACATTTTGCTTGAACTCATAAACGAGGAAAAATATGGTAATAAAGATCTCTGAGGACGCAATCGAAGCCGCTTTCCCGGCCGCAGATCCGGGTATACAGCCGTTTGGTAGCCGCGTTCTGGTGCAAATCCGCAATCCGAAGCAGAAGACCTCAGGTGGCATTCTGATTGATCTCGGCTCGCAGGAAACCGAGAAGTGGAACACACAAGTGGCTCGCGTAATCGCGGTGGGGCCGTTAGCCTTCAAGAACCGCGATACTATGGCCCCTTGGCCTGAGGGTGATTGGTGCAAGGCCGGTGATTTCGTTCGCGTCCCTAAGTATGGTGGCGACCGTTGGGAGGTGGACTTGAACGACAAAGGCGTTGCGTTGTTCGTAATTTTCAATGATCTGGACATCGTGGGTCGTGTTACAACCGACCCGACGAAGATCCGGGCGTTCATCTGATAGGAGATGGCAATGGCTGAGAAAGATGTGATGACCGAAGACGACGAGGTTGTTGTAGGTGAGGAACAACCCGAAAAGGTCGAAATCGAGATGTCTGAGGAGGAGGCGAAGCAATTTGCTGAGGAACCTCAGGCAGAGGACAAGGTAACCAAGCAGGAAGACGACGACGAAGCTGATCGAGAGTCGATCCGCGAGCGTCGCCGACTCGAGAAGAAAGAGCGGAAGCAGCGCCGTGATCAGGCGATTAACCGCGACAAGATCGAGCTCGAATTCTTGCGCAAACGCAACGATGATCTTGAGCGCCGAATTTCAGGTATTGAGCAGAAGACGCAGCGCAGCGACATTTCGCTCCTCGATCAGAAGCTCAAGGAAGCCACCAACGAGGTGCAACTTGCTGAAAAGGTGATCGCTAAGGCGGTTGCCGCTCAAAACGGTGAGGACGTTGCACAGGCTCTTCGGTACCGTGATCAGGCGATGCAGAAGGCGCGTCAGCTCGAGGCCGCGAAGAAGCAAGCCGAACAAACCGCCGCGGCACCTAAACAGAAGCCGGTGGATGATGTTTCGCTGCAATATGCGAAAGAATTCATCGACGAGAATCCGTGGTACAAGCCCAACGGTGATGACGAGAGCTCGGCGATCGTTCTGGCGATTGATAATGCTCTCGTAAAGGAGGGTTTCAACCCCCGCACCGAGGATTACTGGGACGAGTTGCGTGACCGGGTTCGTCGACGGCTTCCGGAAAAGTTCGAGTCGGAGGATCGGTCTGCACGTCAGGCGGCACCTCAAAAGGCAGAGAGGGCGGCACGGGGCGGTCCACAGGTCGGATCTGGCCGTGAACACGCACCGACATCGACTCGACGGGAAGTTTACGTCAGCCCCGAGCGCAAAGCCGCGCTCATTGAAGCCGGGGTTTGGGACGACCCGGTACTTCGTCAGAAATATATCAAAAAGTACATGGAATACGACCGGACTAGGACGTAACTTGTGCTCGATTTCAAACAGAGTTATACTTAACCAATCGCTGTAGGAGCGAAACATGTCAGATGAACGTTTAAAGAAATCCGCTGAGAGCCGGACCAGCCGTGCGATGAAAGATCGCGCTTTTACTGAGAATCGCCAAATCTCGGACGATGAGCGGGTTGAGATGTTCAGGCAGCAACTTTTTAATTCTGCATTGCCTGATTTACCGACTATCCCCGGTTACCACGTTTGCTGGTTAACCACGACAAACCCCCGTGATTCGATCCAGTCTCGCATTCGACTTGGTTACGAGCCCATTAAGCCGGAAGACGTTCCCGGCTGCGAGTACGTAACTCTCAAGTCGGGCGAATGGGCCGGTCTCATTGGGATCAATGAGATGTTGGCGTTTAAGCTTCCTATGAGTTTGTATGAGAAGTTCATGACGGAAGCACACCATGACGCTCCTCTCCGTGAGGAAGAGAAGTTGACCGACACTGCGGAGTTCTTGCAACAGCAAGCTCGAGCGTCGGGGTCTCAGTTGTTGATGGGTGACGGTATTTCAAGCCTTGCGGAAGAAAGATCAGCTCGTTTTGAGCTAACTTAACCCTTCCGATTAACCAAGGAGTATACCGCATGTCAGCGACAAGCGCAGCCTTCGGTTTTCGTCCGTCCTTCCACAATAGTGGCCAGATGCGGCCGAAAGCCTACACCATCGCTTCGACGTATGGTGTGAATATCTTCTCCGGCGACCCGGTGAAGTTGACCGACAACGGTGTTGTGCAGCTCGGCACTTCTGATGGTACCCGTTCGGGTACGGTCGGTGGTGTCCTTCTGCTCGGCATTTTCGCCGGTGTTCAGTATCGTGACAGCAACGCTCGCCCGGTAGTCTCGAACTACTGGCCCGCGTCGACCACCGGCACTGAGATTCAGTGCTACGTGTACGACGATCCGGAAACGTTGTTCGACGTTCAGTACGACAATCCTTCGGCCGGTACCACGGTTCAGACCGCGGTCGGCGAGGAGTGTGACTGGGTTGTGGCCTCGCCGGGTGGTTCCACCTCGACGGGTCTGTCCAGCGCGTATCTGGGTGTCATCGAATCCACGTCTGGTCAGTTCCAGATTACTGGTTTCGGTTACGGTCCCGACAACCTTCTCACCGACGCTTACGTAGTTGCAACTGTTCGTATCAACGAGCATCACTACAAGGCCTCGGTCAACTCAGTCTGATAGGAGTACAGGCAGATGGCAACCCCAATGCGCAGTACAGACTTTCGTAGTATCGTTGAGCCGATCCTCAACGAGACCTTCGACGGTGTGTACGATCAGCGAGCAGATGAATATAAGCAGGTTTTCGAGGAGCGCAAAGGCATTCCTCGTAACTACCACGAAGAGCCGGTCCTGTACGGGTTCGGTGCTGCTCCGGAGCTTCCGGACGGCATGGCTGTCACCTATCAGTCGGGTGGCGTCCTCTTCTTGCAGCGTTACCTCTACAAGGTCTACGGTCTCGCCTTCGCGTTGACCAAGGTCCTCGTGGAAGACGGCGACCACATTCGTATCGGTCAGACCTACGCCAAGCATTTGGCGCAGTCGCTCATCGAGACGAAGGAGACGCTCGGTGCGAACATCCTCAACCGTGCGTTCAATGCCGCGTTCCCCGGTGGTGACGGCAAGTCGCTCGTGGCGACGGATCATCCGATCGTTAACGGTACGTTCAGCAACCAGCTGTCGACTGCTGCGAACCTCTCGCAGACGTCGCTCGAGCAGTTGCTCATTCAGATCCGCAATGCTGTTGACAACAACGGCAAGCGCATCCGTCTGACGCCGAAAGCGATTGTTGCTGGTCCGAGCAATGTGTTCCAAGCGGAAGTGCTCCTCAAGAGCGTTCTCCGTACTGGCGCGGCCAACAACGACATCAACCCGGTCAAGTCGATGGGCTTGCTGAGTGATGGTCAGGCTAACCTCTCGCGTATCACGTCGACCACCGCTTGGTGGATTAAGACGGACGCGCCGGAAGGCCTCAAGCTCATGATGCGTCGCGGTCTTGAGAAGAGCATGGAAGGTGACTTCGAAACCGACTCCATGCGCTACAAGGCCACCGAGCGTTATGCCTTCGGTTGGACCGATCCCCGTACCATCTACGGCACGGCGGGAGTCTGATATCGATTAGAAGGCGGGGCTGGCAACGGCCCCGCTCTCTATTGTTATCACTTCCAAGGAGACTACCATGGCAAATTTGCTTGTGACTCGTTTTCCCAACGGCGTGACGAACGTTGCTGAGAACGATCTTTTTTGTGATCTCGCGATGCCGGATCCGACCCAGTTTCATACGTACTTCAATGACTTTGATACGTATGCTGCCGGTGATTGGACTGTCACTGAGACTTCATCGACCGCTACTCAGGCTCTGACTGATGGCGATGGTGGTCTCCTTCTGGTGACGAACTCGGATCAAGATGACAGCCTCTGCGCTCTCCAGAAGGTGGGTGAATCCTTCCTGATGGAGTCGGGCAAGAAGGCCTTCTTCAAGACCCGGTTCAAAGTCAGTGACGCCACCGATTCGGATGTCGTGATTGGTCTGCAGGTGACGGACGCTACGCCGCTTGATGTGACGGACGGTATCTACTTCATCAAGGCCGATGGCAGCACCTCAGCGAATCTCGTTTGCCGCAAGAATGCGACGACGGGTTCGAATGTGGCTTCCGCTGTTGCTACGATGGCTGATGATACGTTCGTGACGCTGGGCTGGTACTATGACGGTCAGGGTACGCTCGCGTACTCCGTGAACGGCACGGTTACCGGTTCGATGAGTGCGTCGTCCTCGTATCTGCCGGACACCGATCTTACGGTTTCCTTCGCCATCCAGAATGGCGCAGCTGCCGCTAAGACGATCACGGTAGACTACATTTACGCCGCTAAGCAGCGTTAATGGGCGGGGGCTTCGGCCCCCTGCCTTTTTAGGAGACCCGCATGCGTCCGATTTCGTTTACTTATTCTCAAGCAGCTGCAGATGCAGATAGCGTTGCGGCCGCTCAGCTTTTAAATGCTTCAGGTGCGATCACCCTCAATGGCTCGGCCGTTGTGAGTGGTGTCGCTAATTTCACCTCAAGCCCTGCGTACATCACGATCACCAACGAGAAGTCGGCGACGGTGAGCTTCATCGTGACCGGCACTAAGGCCGGTGGTACGACGACGCAGACCGAGACGATCGCTTTCACGGCGTCGGGTACGGTGACGGGTTCCATCGCGTTTGCGACGGTGACTGGTGTGACGGCTTCTGCGCCGACCAGCGCCACAATTTCGATCGGTAATGCGGCTATCGGCTACACCGACTGGATTCCGCTTGATATTTACGTTCCGAACCAAGTCACGACGATCTCGGCGAAGGCGAGCGGCACGGTTAATTATTCGGTCGAGTACACGAACGAAGATCCGTTCGATCGTTCGATCACGCAGTTGGCGGTTCCGCATCCCGCGGCTAGCCTCACGGCGGCGACCGGCAACGAGACGCAGTTCACCACGACCCTTATGCGAGCGGTTCGCTTGAAAGTGAACTCGGGTGACGGTTCGGTCCGTCTCACCGTTGTGCAGCAGTCGACGCAGTAAGATATGGCCAACGTCAAAATCACCGATCTCTCGGCCGGTACTGCGCTTGGTGGTACCGAGTTATTCGAATCGGTGCAGTCATCGGCATCGGTGAAGCTAACTGCTGATCAGATCAAGACGTTTATCGGTAACTCGCTCAACATCACCGGCGGTGTGCTAGGGTCGGTCACGATCAGCAATGCGGTCGGTGAATTCGATTCCATCACGATTACGGCCGGTGCGGTACCGTTCAACACGATTACTGGTCGATCGTACGCGCAGGTCATATCGACAAGAGATCAGACCGCGGTTTCCGCGAACGTTGCGTATGCGGTCTCCTTTGACACCGCGTCATCCTGGAACACCGGAATCACGGTCGCATCAAGCACCAATATCACCATGGCGGCGGCTGGTGTATATTCGTGTGCGATGAATTTCCAGCTAAAGAATACCGACACTTCTAACCATACGGTTACGGTTTGGTATCAAAAGAACGGCACGAACGTCGCCAATACTGCGTCGACGATAAGTGTTCCTAAGGCGGCTGATGGTGGCGTTACGGTCTTCGAACTTACGTTCCAAGAAGAAGTCACAGCGGGTCAGTATTTGACTCTTTATTGGGCTACCGATAATACTACTACGTCGATCGATTATACCGCCGCGTCTGCCGGTCCTCCTAATGTTCCGGCGATCCCGTCTGTCATCTTCACTGCAGATAGGATCGCGTGATGAAGGACGATTGGTCGGGCTGGTACAAGTTCAACGAGGGCGGCGGGGCCTGGACTCGTAAAGAGGGCCAGAATCCCGAAGGCGGCTTGAATGAGCGTGGTCGCGCATCGCTCCGTGCACAGGGCCAGGACATTAAGCGTCCGGTATCGGCGAAAGAGGCTGCTCGCAGCCCGAAGGCCGCGGGTCGCCGCAAGTCGTTCTGTGCTCGCATGAAGGGCCAGAAGGCCAAAATGACGAGTGCTGCGACGGCAAAAGATCCGAACAGCCGCATCAACAAATCACTTCGCAAGTGGGATTGCTGATGGCTAAGCACGACACAGCCGGTGAGTTCATGGGACTTCTTTTCATGTCCCGCGATGTTGCTCACCGTGAGCATTTAAAGACCCGTAGCTATGCCGCGCACAAAGCGTTGGGCAAATTCTACGAGTCGATCGTTGAGCATGCCGATAGTTTTGCAGAAGCGTATCAAGGTAAATACAACGCTCTCCTCGAGATTCCGTTGCTTGATAACACTTCAAAAGGCGAAATCGCCGACGTGCTAGAAAGTCATGTGAACTGGATTACGGAGCACAGGACTGATATCTGTCCGAGGACGGAGACCGCAATTCACAATGTTATTGATGAAATCGTCGGTCTGTACTATTCTACATTGTACAAACTACGTTTTCTCTCTTGAGGTAAGAACATGGCCGTCAAATACGTAAAAGACTTTGGATTCGACTCCGGCTTCGGATTCAGCGGCTCTTCTGGTAAAACACCCGTTCGCGCCTACATGCGCGGTGGTGCCGTGAAGAAAAGCAATCCGACCAAAGCGCCGTCGATCGCGCCTGCGATGGTCGAGAAACGTAGCCAAGGGCTCGGCGGTCTCGCGCCCGAGACCAAGAAACTCGCGGCCTACGACAAGCCGCATATGGAAGGCAAAAAAGGCGCAAAGGTGCCGCAGTATGCTAAGGGCGGCGCGGTCAAGAAAAAGATGCCGTCTTTCTTGAAAGCGAAGATGATGAAGAAAGCGGACGGTGGCGCTATCCGCGAGCGTGAGTCGATTATGCCGACTGGCGATCTGACACCGCTGCCGGAAGAGCCTAATTATGTCGGCCCAGCGCCAAGAGCTTTGGACATGATCGAAGTTGACGACATGGTCATGACTAGAGAAGATTTCGAAAGGATGAAGCGACCGATGCCTCCTACCCTAGGGAGCATAGGGGGTACAAAACGAGATCCGATGATAATGAAACCGCAGAGTTACGATCCGGGCTTGGCTAATTTAAAGCGCCGGGTTGCTGCTGACAGCGGAATGCCGCCTTCTCCGCTCGCCGCAGCCGCTCGTATGGCTCCTCAGGATCGCCGCTCAATGCGAGCTGATCGTCGTGAGATGGCTCGCGACATCATGGACCGCTACATCGCTGGTCCGCGTCGCGCTATGCCCGCGCCGCGTCGTGCGATGCCGGTAGCGCCGAGAGCTCCGATGGTTGAACCCGCTATGATTCGCAATCCGCGTATGCCCGTTGGTGGTGTCGCGACTTTCGCCAAGGGTGGTAAGGTCAGCAAAGGCCAAGCCAAAGTCGGCAAGGTAATGGGTGAGTTCAAGCGCGGCGAGCTACACTCGGGCAGCAAGCAGGGACCACTCGTCACGAACCCGAAGCAAGCTAAGGTTATTGCGCTCTCTGAGGCTCGCAAAGCCGGTGCTAAAATTCCCAAGAAAGCGATGGGTGGGAGAGCTTGCGGTTGAGTCCATAACCGGGTATAATTGGCTAGGGTTCGCTGAAACAGCGGCCATACGTCACAGGAACGAGTATGGCCGTATCGGACACAATTAGTACGACGACGTTTAATACGCAGCGAGTAATCGATACTGCGGTTAGGCGTTGTCGTTTGCCTGTTCAGGCAATTACGTCCGAGATGCAGCAATATGCGAAGGACGCGCTGTACCTGATACTTTCTGACCTCGGTAACTACAAGACCCCGTCTTGGTGCATCGAGAAGCAGCTATATCCGTTTTATCTTAATCAGCCAATTGTGACGCTCGACGTCGGTACGGTTGAAGTACTCAACGCGAACTACCGCACCACACTGCAAGTTAGCGGCGCGGTAACGTCGTCTGCCAATGAATACAAGATGCAATTCAGCAGCGAAACGCAAGTTGCTACGATTGGCATCAAATGGTCGGCGACAGTGACCGCGATCCCGCTTGTGTTCCAAGTGTCGAACGATAATGTGACCTGGACTACGGTTGGTACTGAAACAGTCACCGCGACCGCCGGAACCAAGAATTGGTTCGATATCGCGCAGCCGCTCGCTTACTTTTTCTTCCGAATTACGTCGACCTCGACGATCGCGTACGACGACATTTACCTCGCCAACACGCCGACCGAGATTCCGTTTGGTGTGCTCAATCGCGACACCTATGTAAACCAGAGTAATAAAATATTCGCTGGTCGACCGACGACGTATTGGTTGAAGCGCGATCGAGTGCGCCCGGAGATGTACCTGTGGCCCGCGCCAAATGAGACCGCGGAGACTGCGCAGCTCGTCGTGTGGCGTCACCGTCACATCATGGATGTAGGTAAGCTCACACAAGAGATCGAAGTGCCGCAGCGCTGGCTTGAAGCAATAACGGCCCGTCTAGCGGCGAAGATGGCGATGGAAACTCCGGCAGTGGACGCAGGACTAATGCCGATGCTCCAGCAGATGGCGCAAATTGCTCAACAGGCAGCTTGGGACGGCGACAACGACGGTTCGTCGACGTATATTCAACCTTATATTGCCCCGTATACTAAGTAATGCCACTCTATCTCGACACACGTGGGCAGAGTACACTTGGCATCGCAATATGCGCGAGGTGTTCGCGTAAGTTCCCGCTCGGCGAGTTACAGCAAGATCCGAATTATCCGAATTTGATGGTGTGCGAGGCTGACACCGACCAATACGACCCGTACCGGCTCGCACCCCGCCCGCCTGATCAAATTGTCCTGCCGTTCGTCCGACCGGATTTACCGGTCAACACTAATCCTGCGGGTGTGATTACTCAAAATAATGATCAGTTCATCACCACAGAAGACGGCGAAGGCTACATCGTAATCGGGTGACAACAGATGACTGTACCTTCTAACCTAATACCCTTCCGCATCACCCAACTGCCGGTTGACCCGTCGCCCTCGGTCACGGGTATTTTGATGTATGTGCGGGACGGTGTGTCGTACCAAGTCACAGCTGATCAGATTGTCAGCGTAACCGGCGTGCCGTTGACCCGGCAGGTTAACGCGGGTACAGGATTGACCGGCGGCGGTGCGCTCTCGAGCAATGTGACGATCTCGGTGGCGGCGGGCGGTATCGGGACCACCCAGCTCGCCGCAACGGGAGTCACTCCGGGCGTCTATGGTGGTGCTACCGATATACCGGTATTGACTGTCGACGCCACGGGCCGCGTGACTGCCGCGACGACCTCCCCGTTCAGTATCACGGGGTTTGTGCCGACCACACGGCAAGTGATCGCTGGTGTCGGTCTCAACGGTGGCGGTCAGCTCACCGGCAACGTAACACTCAACGCTAATCTGTCGAACGCTACTCCGGAATCAGTCGACACCACCGGCTCTTCCGGTGTAAGTAACGACATTTCGCGGGCAGACCACAAACACCCGGCGATTGATCTCGCGGACGACGATCAAGTCGATGGGCTTCTTGGTCTTAGTAGCGGCGGCACGGCCAGGAGTATCGTCCCCGATGAGGGCGCGGTCGTTTGGAGTGGCGCGGACGGTCTTTATCTGACGGGAGTAGGTACTCCGGGGCAGGTGCTTTCGTCGAATGGCACCGGAGCCCCGACGTGGCTCACGATCACTGGTGCCGGTACGGTCACGAGTGTTGGTGGCTCGGGGGGCACGACGGGGTTAACGGTGTCTGGTGGCCCGATTACGGCTGCGGGCACGTTAACGCTTGGCGGTACGCTGGCGATCAGCGCGGGCGGTACGGGGCTGGGTGGGACGCCTACCAATGGTCAACTGCTGATTGGTAATGGTACCGATTATACGAAATCGGTTCTGACTGCGGGATCGAACGTAACGATCACCAACAGCACCGGGTCGATCACCATCGCAGCCACCGGCGACGTTGTGGGTCCAGCCGGAGCGACGAGCGGCACTATCTCGCTGTTTGACGGCGGTACCGGCAAGCTGCTGAAGAACTCGGTCATAACAGTCAATGCATCCGGCGTTATTGGTAATGTTGATACGCCAAATACCGGCACCGATGCTGCGAACAAGCAATACGTCGATAACATCGCTAGCACGGGTCTTCACTACCACGAAGCGGTGGTCCTGTCCACTTCACCGGGATCGTCGCGTACCGATACGTACAATCAGCCGGGTGGCGCAGGAGTCGGCGTTAGCGCCACGCTGACCGCGATCGCGAACGGTACGCTGGTCATCGACGGCACAGTAGCCTCGGCCACGATCCGCGTGCTGATTCAGGACTGCTCTAACCCGGTTGGCAATGGCGTGTATGTCGTCACCAATGCGGGTAGTGCGGGCGCTCAATACGTAATGACCCGCTCCTCAGACGCGGACACTTACATCGAGCAATCCGCGTTCGGGCTAGACTCAGGCAGTTACTTTTTCACGACCAGCGGTACCACTAACAAGGGTGTTGCTTGGGTCAATAATAACAGCGGTGTAATTGACTTTGGGTCGACTGCGATCACATTCGCCGAGTTTAGCAGTTCCCAAGTTTACACAGCTGGCAAT